TATAATTATCACGTTCCCTGTCTTGCTGTCATAAGCAATATAGTTCGATCTATACTTCCGTATCGTGTATGTAGAGTTGGATGAGGGCATAATGTAATACCTTCAATAAATCCTTTCTTGCATCAGCATGGGTTCCTTTTTTACCATATCGCTGAGCATACTTTAATACATTACCCATGCAAAATCCGGTACCATGCCCACCATCTACAATAAACTCTGTCGCTTGAAATTTATCTTTAGCATAATGAGCATCATAGGTTGAGTCAATGTACGTTTTAAATTCATTAATAAGAGCACCTTCATTGAACTTATAATCAACGTTACTGTTAGGGATAGGGACTGTAATAGTAGGTCCCCAATCTTTAAAGTCTTCATAATCCGATGTATCAATCGTTACTGTTAGCGAGGGGTCTATTCCTACGCTTGAGTCTTCGTTGTCCATAACCAAGTTCCTTCATTATTTTCATTCTTTTCTCATGCGAATAGTTAATCCACTGAGATATTTGTTCAATGCTTCTGTCACAACCGTAACATATCTTTGTTTCTTTATCGATTTGACAAACACCGATACAAGGTGTCACGTATAGGTTCTCCATATACACTATTTATAAAAAACATGTGTGCCGATTTTCTTAACCTCTGATAAAGATATAGTCCAATATGGTGAAACATATGTTGCATGATAGTGAGTTGCTCCAAGTGTTGGATCCTCTCTTTCCCATCCATAATCTTCTAATACCATTTTTATAACACGACCAGCACGTTCCCATGCTTCCATTTCTTTAGGACGATCTGATTTTCCGTCATGTGTCCAGCTAAATTGTTTTCTTTGCCACACCACTTCACATACATCATTAGGAAATTTATTAGACTTCCATCTATTTAGTGTAACCCAAGCTACAGAAGCTTGGCCAACCACACTTTCATTACGAGCTTCAAAATAAACATTCTGTTGTAAGCAATATTTGTCATCATCAGAAAATGATTTAACAAATTCTTGTACATCATGTGATTTTGCAGAAGCTAATGTAGCAATTGAAATAACAATTGCACAATTTATTGCGCCGGAAAATATGCTCGATAGTTTCATTTTTATGCCAACTCATAGCCTAAAACATGTTCTACAAATTCTGAACCACAATCTTTATTGAATGCTATAACTAATTCTTCACGCGGAGCTGTATCCATAAACTGGATATGTTGTGCAAGTCCTTCAGCGTCAGACCGACGAAATAATGCGATAGCTAATTTGAAATCTTTTAAATCATCAGCATAGCATTCTTTCATGCTGTTTGTTTCTGATTCAATTGAATAACTAAATGTTTGATCACACAATTTTTCTACGTTTGAAAGTTTAGTTTCGATCCAGTATGCTACAGATTGTGACATTTAAGTTTTCCTCTTTTCCATTTTATAATACTATACTACCATAGTTCTTACCGAATGTAAAGGAAAAAGTGCAATTAGTTTACTATTAAAAACAATCTCTTACGTTTTTTTATTAAGTTTTTTTATACCGGTTGTCCAGTTTTCAGCAGCATCTTTTACATAATGAATCGATTTACCTTTAAAATCTTCTGTAAAAATAATTTTACCAGCTGAATTGAAATACTTAATATAACCGTATTCTTCTTTATAATCAAAATGAACTTCACAATAATCATCATTGAGTTCTGAATAATAGGTTAATAATTTTTTACCCATCTACCACCTCCATAATGCTAGGATAAATTGCAGATATAGCTTTTGCTATTTCTTTTGCCAATTCGATATGTTCCATTTGTGTTCCATTTGACGAGCGGAGATCAATGTAATGTATCCAAGAACGAATGGTACCATTAACATAAAGACGAGAGACGGTGTTTCCTTCTGGCAAAACAACCCTGGCTTGTTCTTTAGCGATCCCGTTTTCGATTGCCCATTCGTATGCAGCTTTTGCTTGATTGATAACACTTTGTTGGTATCCTTCCCATTGCATTTGCAATTCTGTATCATCAGTACTTATACTATTTTGACGATTTTTAGTGTCTTGTAAACGAGCTTCTCTTATAATAAAATTGTCATTAAGATCACGGATGTCAGCATACCGCTGAGAAAACTCTTGAAAACTAAAGCTCCTATGTCGGAGGAGTTGTCGGGCAATATCTCTTGTTGTTTCGACTTCAATACAGGCTGATGACATTTCGAATGGTGACCAGTGCTTGTGCTTGATGAGATACTCAAGTAATTTTGCCGTTGTTCTGGTGTTAGCTTGGTTTTGTGGGTTGGAGACACGGGCGCAATAAGCGATGAGGTCTTGGATGTTATCAAGCCCCTTGATTGCAGGTTCTCCTGCGTAGATACGACCTGAGGGTTGGCTATAGGATATGAGACGTGCATGCATTTAGTTCTCCTAGTTTAATTTAAAATCTGCGAATTTGTTTCCAACATCTGTTTTATCAAATGTAGGAGTATCATCTATCAAAGTTTGTTCTTTATCATCCACATCATATAATTTCATTCTAGATCGATCTACGCCAATTACAAAACGCTTTTTATATGTTGGATCATTATATCTATTCTTTAATTGTTTGACTGCAAGTTGACCCATACCTTCTAATTCTTCTGTTGAGATAAGTGCAAACATGAGGTCTGCGGTAGCGGGTAATCCAAAAGACTCGGACGTATCTTCAAGCCCAACATCTGTGTTAGAATAACCAGAACGAGTCGTTTGCGTTGCAGAGACGATCGGTACGTCAAACTCGACCGCAAGGCCACGTAGTTCTTCAGCAATCGCTTTAATGTAGTTATACGAGTTAATTGCACCGCCCATTCCTTTCATTCTACTTGAAGCACAAATATTTAAATAATCGATGTATATAATATCAGGTTCAAATGATCGTTTCAACTTAAGCTCATTGAGCAAGGCACGGAAGTGTGCTGCATTAGCTTGACCAGTCGGATACTCTTTTATAATTAGTTTACCATTGGTTTTTTTAGATAGTGTTGTCACTCTCTCAGCGTACATAGACTTACTTAAATTTGGAATTTGATCAATTGGTATGTCAAGAAGATTAGCATCAATACGTTCAGCAATTCTTTCTTCTGCCATTTCCATAGTAAGATACAAAACATTTTTATTGTCTGTTAAATTTGAAGCAGCGCAGTGACACATAAATAAAGACTTACCAACCCCAGTGCCTGCAAGACAAATATTAAGCGTTTTGTTCGGTAAACCACCTTTAGTGATTTTATTAAAGAAGTCAAGGTCAAATGGAAGTCTTTCTTCATCACGGTGATAGAACTCATATCGTTCTTCAGAATTTTCTATATAATCGTGTCCAATGTTTGTATCAAAGGAAACACCTAAGGCTTTAGTTAAAATTTCTGGCAAAGCATTCTTAGACAAACTTTGGTGTTTACCATCAATAATAGTTATTGATTCCATGACAGCATTATATAAAGCTCGATCTTGACACCATTTTTCTGCAGTATCGTAAAGCCATTGTTGATCGCTTTCTTCTTTATCAAATAACTGTGGAATAATTTCTACAGCATGGCGATATTGCTCTTCAGTAAATGATTCACTCTGTTCAATCTCAATTTTAAATGATTCTTCATTCGGAAGCTTATTATATTTAGAAACAAACTTTGCAACCTCTTTAAATATTTTTTGATACGTACCTTCAAAATAGTCTGGCTTAATAAAAGGTAAGACTTTTCTCATAAACGTTTCATTAGTAATAATGTTTTTAATTATAGTTTGTTCAATGGAATTCATTTTGGCCTTTCAAGTGATTCTGAAATAATTGATAACAATATGTCACCCGCATAACTTTGAAAGTCTTCATTTTTGTCTGTTAAATCTGGATCTGGCGTGTTAACAATTTCTAAGTTAAATGACATCCTTGTATCTGTATCACCAACTCCATTACCTTCCAATGAAATTTTACCATAAGCAATTACAGTTTCAACATAATCTCCTGTTAAAAATCTTACGTTCCAATGATCATCATCTGTTGATGATGGTATTAATTCATAGTCAATATTTTCTTTGTATTTCATTCAATTACTTCTTCTACAATAGCATCCATTGATACTTGGTCTTGGTATCCAATTGAATATTGCTTTTTCAGAAACTCTTTAAAATCTGTATCAGCAAAGATACTATCCCAAAATTCTTTTTCTAAAGTTTGATCATGCCTAACCTTTTGGCCAATTTCACCTGTTTCCATATTAACCGCTGCATACCAGCCATTTGAAGGTTTAACAACGTACCCACCAACAATAGCCACGTCAAGCAACCCAGAATAGCTGCGAACACCGCCGTCCCAGGAAACAGTAATAGGAATCTTAGACTTTTCTTTAACATATCTGCTCTTCTCCACATTAATAACAAAATGATAACCTTGAATCTCGGTACCTTTTTTGTCTTGTTGTCTGCCGAGAATCCAGATATTGTCAGCAGAATAATAAATGCCTGTGCCGCCGCCCACAATATCTCGAGGAAATAATCCGATTTCTTTATATGTATGATTTACTGCAAGCAAAGGAATGTTCTTCATAGCAAGATAAGGTGTTGCCATACGGAAAAGTCCTTTGAGTGCTTTAGCGCGAGACATATCTGCTACAGATTTTTCATTAAGAGTATCTTCCATTTCTTTCTTTGAAGCAAGATTACCAATGGAATCTATAACCACAATGACTTTATCATTTCTATCTAAATTTTCTAGTTGTCCAATTAAATCAAACTTTAATTCTTCTACGTTTGTAATAGGTGTATGCAATACTCTACTTGTATCAACACCGAATTGTTCAAAATAACTCTGAGGTGAGCCAAACTCTGAATCATAGAATAGCATAACAGAATCTGGATATTTTTTCATATATGCTCCAGCCATTAAAAGAGCAAATGAAGTTTTAAAATGTTTTGAAGGACCAGCTAAAACAGTAAGTCCAGGCGCTAGGCCACCGTCAACTGATCCTGATAGTGCAACATTTACCATCGGAACGTCAGTTGGAACCATATCCTTTTCAGTAAAAAATTTTGATTCTGAAAGAACTTCAGTATGACTTAACTTTGAGTTCTTTTTTAGTTTATCCATAATAGACATATGATTCTCCTTACATAAATTCTTCTAATGTTGCTGGTTGTTTTTCAGACCAGAAAGTTTCTGATTTATTATCTTGAATTACAAAGTCTGACTCAACTAAATCAGCTTCACCACTTATAAATCTTTTTACATTCTCTGCCATGTCTTGCGCAGTAGTCACTGGAACATTTTGACAAATCATATTAATGTTTTTTCGACCACCTACTAATTGAAAATCCTTAGGCATTTTCATAATAGACAAAGCTTCTCTAATATTCAAATATCTATCTTGATCTGGATGAGTAAGTTCCATTGGAAAGTGACCAACAAAAGCTCCAATATAATCTTTACCAATTTCTGTGGTTTTTCTCATAATGTTGCCGCCAGCTTTTAGTTTCTCACCCATCCTACGACATTTTCGTGCATGATTTTCATGATCATTAGCATCCATCCACTTTGCTACATCTTCGTAATCAACTTTTTTCTGTTCAATATAATGTAATGGATTAGTTGTTTTTTCAATTAAATTAAAAAATTCCATATGGCTGATACCACTATGCATTTCTTGTAATACGTATTGGTAAAACGGTTCTTCAGATGGAGTTTTATTATTAGCTAAAGTTTCAAACATTGGATCTGCTTCATTTGTTGCAGCAGAACGAATAGCGTCTTCAATTCTTTCATATGGTCTTTTATAAAAATTAAATTTTGGAACTGAATTACCTTTCCAAAAGAAATAGAAAGCTCTATCTCTAATTTGACTCAGTCCATGTAAAATAGATTTAGTTTTATAAATGCTAAAGGTATAACCATTCTTCCTCGCTAGTTGACGAAGCTGAGCTACAACGTTTTCACCCATTTTACTTGCTAATCTTGGAGCGTTTTCTCCCCAAAAAACTGTTGGCTGGATTGATTCCAAAACATATTCGGCTGACTTGACCATCCAGTCATTAGTGCTGCTATTAGCATTGCTGCTAGGAGAAAGGGAAGACAGGCCAGCACAAGGGCAAACAGTGTTGACAATATCGACACTGTGAGGTGCAAGACCACCCACGTCAAGCTTATAATAAGGAACACTATTGTTGTAGTAATTAAGAAGTTGGCTATCATTTGCTTCAAAGTCCGTATACGATAATATATATTCAGGCTTTGTCCCAAATACATTTTGCATCGCGATTGTTTCTCCACCTATTAGTGGAACTATACTTGCATAATTAACCATAGTTCACATTCTGAGCCTTTTCTCTTTCGTCTTTATCGTAACAACTACGATAGTTATTATTCTCTTCGATAACCTTTTCTAAAACGGAAAAAGATTTAGCAAACTTTGCAAATGCTGATGTATCTTTCGGAAAACAAGCACCACCATAACCACGCTTGCCATCGAAACCAGGAACAGTAATGTGTGACCCGCCAATTCTTGGATCCGTTCCAATTGCATTACTGATAATACCATAATTGCCTCCAAAGTTTTTTATAACATCATAAAATTGATTCATCCACGTGACCTTTGATGCAAGAAAACAATTGATTCCATATTTTACAAAGCTTGCATCAGTAGCTGACATGTGATATACAGGGCATGGCTTACATAAACTATAGTCTTTATAGATTCCTTCTAACCGTTCTGTAGCATCTTTATTTCCACCAAAAATATGCATAGATGGATTTACAAAATCTTCACATGCATTTTTTTCAGTTAAGAATTCAGGATTATAAACTACTCTAAGTGAGCCATGAGGTGTTGTAAATTTTTCAATTACGTCAGGTGTCACAGTTGATTTAATAACAATGATTCCTGATCTACGTAGCAAAAGTTGTCTTACAGTATCAACTACAATAGAACAATCAATGGCACCATCTTCACCCATAGGTGTAGGGACACAGACAAATGTTACATCTTCATTTAAACTTGCATCCTCTAAAGTAATATTATAAAGAGGGTCAATAATGGTTTTAGTAACACTTGGATTTGAAAATCCAAAGTCTACTGCTTTGCCAACGAATCCGTGGCCTACAATTGTCATTTTCATTAATTCACTCCATAATAACTCTTATACCAAGTAACAAATTCTTTAACACCATCGTTTATAGAAGTTTTAGGATTATAACCTAACGCTTGTAACTTAGTAGTGTCAGACCACGTCTCAGGGACATCTGCAGGATGCTTAGGGGCAAATTCTCTAATTGCTTTCCTAGCAAGATTTTGTTCAATCTCATCTACAAAATCTAATAGATTAACTTGTTCGCCATAGCCAATATTGTAAATCTCATGCCAATCTTGGTTATGTTCGTTTACAGCTTTATCTACTACTAATTCTATACCATTTACGATGTCTTGTACATAGGTAAAATCACGTTTCATGTCACCATAGTTATAAAGTGTAATTGGTTCGCCTTTTACAATTCCATCTGTAAATTTAAATAGAGCCATGTCTGGTCGACCATATGGACCATACACTGTAAAGAAACGAAGACCAGCTGAACGTGGAATATTAGAATGAGCAAATTGACATTCATTTACTCGTTTAGACCAGCCGTATGGATTGTTTTGTAAATCTGGTCGATCATGTTCATTCCAAGGTAAAGGCTGACCATGCATAACACATGAGCTTGATGCATACACAACTGGTATGTTTAGTTCTTCACATACTTCTATAATACGCTGAGTTCCAGTTATGTTAGTATCAATGTATGGTTGTGGTTCTTCTAGCGCGTGTCTTGGATTTGCATATGCAGCTAAGTGCAATACAATATCTACATCTTTCATGAATGACGTGTTGTTATTAATTTCTTTAAATGCTTCAATGTCCCCTCGCATAATAGGAACATTATATTCTTCTTGTAAAATGTTAGCACGATCTTCTTTTAATTGTGGATCGTAATAATCATTAAAATTGTCTAAGCCACATACTTCCCATTTGTTTTCTGCGAAGTGCTTGGCTGCGTGGAAGCCGATCATACCGGCAATTCCTGTTACTAAAATTTTCATACGAAAAATTCCTCTAGTCCTTGTGGTTGGTTTTCAGTTGTGTTAATAGCAAGATCAATAATTTCATTTACAACATCTTTACCATTAGAATGCTGTCTCCAAAATTCAAATGCCATTTCTCTCCAATCATCTCTCATAGACGGATCGTTTTTGAGTTTTGTCATTATTTCTTGACACTCTTTAAAGTTAGTATAGTCAACACCAAGAGTGCCGGAATTATTGCATTGACTAATAGGATCACCCTGTACAGGATGTATTACGTTATCACAAAAGTGTTTATGGAATAATGGTACAGTGCCAGATGCGATGCATTCAGCGTGACAATTTTCAATATTATTACCATAGTGTTCTGCTTTTAAAAAATATAAATCAGAACCAAAAGCTGAACGTGCCATCCTCATCATTGCTTCATTATTTATGTATTGAGGATATAGATAAGCGCCTTTGTTAGTTTGTTCTTTACCATATAAATCAGAAGTAAACTTAACTTCATTAAATTTCTTTTCTGGTCTAAAATGATTTTCAACTATACGACGATCAACTGGATTTTCTTCTTTATTATCACGATATAAAACAAGCGGATATTGTATCGAAGCTTCTAGACCTTCAAGAACAGTTATGAATCCTTGATCCATTAATGCATCCTGATGAAAATCAATCATCAAGCTAGGGCCTTTCCACATTGCAGTACGTCCAATCCAACGAACCATATTATGTTGCTGTTCTTCAATTGGCCTCCAATATTTTTGACGATGGTTATCATAGTCAAAACCTAAACCCATCTTAGTTAATGGAGTTTGAATTTTATGTTTCTTCATAAATTTTGAGAAATCATTTTCAAGACTGTGAGTCATAATGACATCAACGTTTTCGCAAACTTCTTTTAGATTAGCATTACGTGCTATTGAAGCAGCTTTATGGTCTACATTAATAAATGCTTTACGTATCTTTAATCTTTTTAAGAATGGCACAAAATTATCTTGACAATCTTGTGGGTGAGACTTAGAAGGTACTGAATAAATGATTGCTAAATCATACATTGAATTAATAGTGTCTGCAGTTAATTCCCACTGCGTACCCATTACAAATTCTTTTTGATCTATTTCTAATCCCTTTGCTCGTCCCCATTTTTTATCAACGGCTGAGAAAATATCAGCATCTGTAACTTTTTGCATTTGAATAGCACATTGTGTTACACCGCAGCCTTCAGTACCACGGCCAAGGATAATAGCAATTCTAGTCATTTATGATTCCTTAAATTTACAAGTGTGTGATATACGTATTTATGATTATTAAATATAATTCTAACATATTTTTACACAAATGTAAACTATTTTTTTTTATTATTTTGGTTTAGAGCAATGCGTATGACATTCTTTACACGCATTTTCAGGATGTTCATATAATTCTTTATGAAAATTATACCACTGTTCTGATTCTATAATATCAAGAAGATCGTCATTTCGATCAACTCTTAATTCATCATCCCACAGATTTTTAGTATTATTTTTATAGTTGTGATACTTATCTAAATAACAACAAGGGAGAAGATGTCCTGAAGCAGTAAAGGCTAAACCATTTCCTGCACCAGGAAATCCATCATTAGGTTTATAATCACCTTCCATTGTTACGCACCAGCATTGAGGATAAAGTTTCATACTCTCTTTTTCTCACCAAACAATTTTTCAGAAATTAAGTTTATATCTGTAGGAGGAGCAACTGGACTATCAGGAGTAAACCTACCTGAAGTAAGTAATATTAATTCTACATCTATTTCATCTGCCATTTCTTTTGCTTTCACTATTTCATGCTCATTATATGCAAATGGAATGTATTGCCAAATGACTCGCCATCTTTCATGTTCAGGTTCTTTTTTTTGTCTTGATGCTACATATTTCATTGCTTCAAAGGCTGAATGAAAATCTTGGCCAACTCTATGAATAGCAGCCTTTTCATCTATACCATCTATACCAAAATGCCATTCTATTCTAGTTTCAAGTTGCCAAGCTACATCTACAAGTTCATCCCAATACTCTTGTTTTTTTCCAGATCCATTTGTATGGATCTCTATTTTTTCTAAATATGTTACATCATCTATTGATGACAACAATGAAATAAAATCTTTGTGATATATCGGATCAGAAATCTGGCCACAAAAAGAAATGCCGCTTCTTACGAAGTCGGTTAACTTTATTAATTCTTTTGTTTTTAAATCGCCATAAGATTTCCGGTAATCAGAAATCATAGGTTTCCCTTGAATTTCAGATTGGCGTGAACAAAATTGACACTGAAGTAAACATCTATGCGTAGTGTCTATATTTATTACTGTCCACCTATATCCTTCTATAATTTTGGAATACATTTCAGAGAATGAATTCATATTCCACACCCGCTTCATCAAATAATTGTTTAGTCATATTCCACGAGTCAATCCATTGTTCTTTTATTTTTTGTTTTGACATAACAACTCTTGTGATTCCTACCTGAATAACACCAAGAGCACAATGGTTACAAACAGGCAAGCCATAAACATATAAGGTAGCTCCATATAAAGATACTCCGTTGTAAGTTGCGTTGTAAATTACGTTTTGTTCAGCATGTACTATGTACTTATATTTAGTTTCTCTTATTGAATATCTTGATAAAGAATCTCCTATGCCTCGAGGAAAACCATTATATCCTTGAGATAAAACTTGACCTTTGGATCCTACTGCAACTGCTCCAATTTGAGAAGAAGGGTCCTTAGACCACTTAGATACTTCTTCTGCTAATTTTAAATATCTTATATCCCATTTCATTTTACGTTCTACCATTTAACGATATAATAATTCTCATTTAGTTGTTTAATAATAGGATTATGAGAAGACAACAGTGTTTCTAATTCTTCTTTGGTGTACCTATTATAGTCATCTGCAATGCCATCATCATACCATTCTGCATAAAATACAAAAAAAGCATGCTGAGCATTAAAATTGTTATAGTGCTCCATCAACTTAGGAAGACCTATGTAATTAGGTACACCAAATAAACTAACAAGAACATCACAGCTATCATCTATATTTTCATTACAATCAGCTAAAATAAAATTATGATCTGAAAACTTTTCTTTAGCATTATCTAACATACCTTGAGATAAATCATATCCTGTAAAATTTTCTTTTCCAGGCCAGCCTAAAATAGGAATATCTTGTCCAGATCCAACACCTAATGAAATGTATTTTCCATCTTCTCTATTTTCCATCCAAAACTTATGAGCATCTTTCTCATCTTGCATATAAATGTTGTTTTCCCATCCGCCATCTACATATTTTTCTTCATAATATGATTTAGCGGCGCGATTATATTTTTCAGCTAAGTCTACCATCCTATATCTCCATACATATTTACTGCAATTTTAGCGCACTTATCAAGAGACAAACCTTCTTCATTATCTAATTGATCATATGCGTATTCTAATTCTCTACACCCCATACAATAACCACAAGGTTCAGTAGCGTGGGTGTTACATGAAATAGTTGTGTTATAAATGTCGTCAAATCCATTTCGTCTTCCTAAATCAATAACATGATATTTTTCAACATGTTCAAATGGATTCTTCCAAAATTTGTCATTAGTTAGCCATGGGCGCTTAGCCATTCCCTTTTGGTCTACATTCCAACGAGGAAACCATTGAGGATGTGGAGGCAAAATATTACCACAATAAAGTTCTTCAATATCTTCATCATTTCTTACATCTTGAAACGCAAGCATAAGTCTAGCAAAATGATTTTTCATTTCCCAATTATGATACTTTTCTCCAATGATTTCTAATTCTAAATCAACACCTAATTTTTCAAGGATTTCTTCAATTAAAGGTTTCTTAGGATCCCACGAAGTTTGTACATTAAAAATTCTAATTTCTGTTTCTGGAAAGTTGTCCCATAAAAGTTTAAAAAGTGTAGTGCTATCAGCTCCTGATGACATTAACACACCAATCTTTTTAGCTGGATTTAGTTTTACAATTCTTTCATCCCATACAGGACCACATCTAAATTCTTTCATTTCATATCCTTATTTAACTAAATGGAAGTGGCGCTCGTAAACATGCAAATTCATTACTTGCCACGTAAGCATACCTTTATCAATAGAAAAATGCTTATTGCCTGGAAGTTTGCACCTATCGTTCCATTGAGCTACCATCTTATCCATTAGGTATTGAGCCCATGCATAATCATTCTTGTAGCCAAACACAACATCATTAGAACGCATTTGAGATACCATTGAAAGGATACCGTCACGAATATAGAATGTTTGTGCATTAGTACAGATGAAATCAGACTTACCTTGCTCATTGAATTCAAGCCAAATTGATGGACGATTATAAATCATCTGAGCACGACGGCTATCAGGGTTATTCCATAATTCATCAAATGCATTTTGAAATTGGTTATGGTATTTTTTAGAGAATACTAAGTGGCCATAATTAGAATTAATTTCACCGTGTTTATTACTGGAATACTGCCATGCTTGTGGAGGAGCATCTGAGTCTACACCGTTAATATCATATATGTTAGTACTTTGTGATTCATACCATGCAATTTCTTTTTTAATATAATCTTCGTTTGGTGTACCAAAGATTGCTGGCTCAGTTGCAAGAAAGTTTGCGCCGATTAATTCAACAGTTCTTTGGCCTGTCTTATCAATTGTAAACGCTTCATCATTTAATTCGTCAATAAAAAATTGACGTATGTCATTAACCGTTTGGAGAATCATTTTTTTCTAGCTCTTTTTCAAATACTCGTTTACGCAAATCAGATGACGAAAATCTGTGGTCTCGTTTATTAAAATATAAAGAAATGTTTCTACGGCGACATTCATCTTTACCAGTAAAATCTTTGTCTTTATATTCATCACCAAGTATACGTACATCAATTGGATACATGTTTATTATATCAACTAAATCTGATTCTGTACAATAAACAATGATCTCATCTACATATTTTACTGCAGAAAGCTGCTTATATCTTTCTACCACACTTTGAATAGGTGAGTTTTTTTCTGCGCGGTCCCAAGATGGATCAACTTGTAATGCACATATAAGCCAATCACATTGTTCTTTTGCTTCTCTTAACATTGCGATATGGCCGGCGTGAAGCAAATCAAACGTACTACATGTAAATCCTACTTTCATATTAACAACCGATTTTATCTACACTGTGTGGATCGTCATCTATATCATCCATATGATAACCAACAGACTCACGTTCAATGTCATTATGATTAAACTCTGCCCAATATAATTCATAAGCCACTCCCATTTCTAGGCACTCAAATTGATGATAAAGGCCGGGTTTAACTTTATGATAATCACCTTCATTAAGAATTGTAACATCACATAAATCATAGTCACGTTGCCATGTGCGAATAAGCATTTTGCCTGACTCTACATAAAATCCATTCCACTTATATCTATGTAAGTGTTTAGAACAGACACCACCTTCTTCCATTTCAATACGATGAAACTCTAAAGCACCATTGGCTTCAATAAGTTCCGTTGTGCCCCATACCTTACCTGCTTTCATTCCAATTCTCCTCGCTGTGATTTTATTACCTGCTCATACATAAAAAACAGTTGCTCAAATTTCCACTGATATACCTGTTGCATACCCATCAGAGCGTTCATCAGTTCATCTTGTGTAGGGTCACGCTCACCATCACCTATCTGTTTGAACACTACCTTTAAGTCATCACAGACATGCCAGCAGTCCATTATCATTTGCTCTAAATCATACAGTTTAGCCATCTTATATCTCCTTTTTCATATTCCATTTTTCAGCATCTTCTGGTGCATTAATCTCAATTCCATTAAATTCGCAAGGAAATACACCTATATCCCAGCCATTTTTTAGCCAACGTAATTGTTCTAATCCTTCTATTCGTTCTTCGCGAGTGCCTGTCAAATCTGGATACATTTCTAGGGCATTTCGCTTGTATCCATAGATACCTAAATGCCAATCTCCATATCCTGTTATGCCTCTACCAAACCACAAACATTTATCAGCTGCTCTCACTAACTTAACTGTGTTGGGATCATTCTGCTGTTCTTCTGGCATCATAGCACACATAGTAGTAACAGAATAATTTTTTAAATGCCACACAGTCTTTTCAATCATCTCTTGCGTCACATCTGGCATGTCACCTTGAACATTGATATATTGATCATACTCACGAATTAGATTTACTGCACCTGCACATCTTTCAGTTCCATTTTGATAATCAGTAGTATCTACTCTACAAGTATTATCATTAAATAGTTTTGCAATAGACATATCATCTGTAAGGACATATGTGTCATAACCAGTCGCTACGCACTTATCATACACCCGTTTAACCATAGGCACCCCATCTAAAAGTGTTAGTGGCTTACCAGCAAAACGTGTGCTTCCGTATCTAGCGGGTATAAGAATAGCGGTGGATTTCATCTACAACCCTTTCAAATTCATCTAATCTAAGCATACTTTCCGAATCACTGGGTGCGTTTTCAGGCATAGGGTGGACTTCGATAAAGAAGGAAGTGACCCCCAAAGCAGCCCCACAACGAGCCAACCCAGGCACGTGAATAGGAGCACCGCCCGAACAATGTCCAATTCCGCTGGGTTTTTGGACAGAGTGAGTAACATCAAGAACAACGTCACAGTCATAATTGTTAAGCATATAGTCAACCCCAGTGAAGTCAACAACAAGATTGTTATATCCAAAGCTAGTACCTCTTTCGGTTATCCAAATTTCTTTAGCATTTTGTGTTTTACTTAAAATTCCTGTAACATCCCAAGGAGCTAAAAATTGGCCTTTCTTTATATTTACAATTTTATCTGTTTCGCAAGCAGCTTCAATTATGTCTGTCTGGCGACAAAGAAATGCGGGTATTTGTAGAACATCTACTGCATCATTAAAGTGGTCTACAAGTTCCCATATATCTTCTACAGAGTGTACATCAGTAAGAGTCCTTAACTGAGGTATTTCTTCTTTCATATTTAAGAATGATGCTAAAGTAGCGTTCAATCCTCTGCCACGAATTCCACTAACATGAGTTCGGTTTGCTTTATCAAAACTAGCTTTAAAATAATATTCGGCTTCGTATTTGTCACAAACGTCTTTACAATGTAAAGCAATTTCTAAACTTTGCTCAAAGGTTTCATGTTGACACGGTCCAGCGATAATTCTCATTGTGGTACTAAGCTCCACCATCCTGTTAAAATTGCTTTAGGTTCTTGACATATCACACCTCTATGAGTATGCGTAAAGCCGGGTGGCCATATGACTGTTCTGCCTTTAACCGCATCAACTTTTAAATTTTGATATAAAAATTCAGTACCACCATCTTTAATAGTATTCAGATATGTCATAAAAACTAAATGACGAGTGCCATCTGTTCTATGCGCAGCTAATTCATGGTGCCAAGTCTTAAAACCTCCACCTGGAGGATAACATTGAAAATTATATTCTTGTACAATTTTAAACTTAGAAACATGATTAGCTTCCTTGTATTCTTCTAAATACTCGTTTAAAGCTTTTTGTAATGAGGTTTGATACCTCATGATTAATTCAGCAGGAAGATTATTAGACGTAATATCTCGTGAATCTTTTACATCGGTTTTTACAACAATATCTCCATTGTGTCCGACCATACCATTTTTAATAAAAACTTGATTATTATCCCAATAATTTAAATAGTCATTAACTAAATCATCATCAATAGAGTTGTCATATATACCAATAAAATTTTTCACAGATCACCATCCTTACGCATCTTAGCTCTAATTTTTGTAGCGCTAATACTATGTATGTCTTTTCCTAAATCATGCTCAGAGAATGTATATCCTACACCTCTTCCATAACTAATGTCTACTATATTAGGAACTTTCATAATAATATATTTGTCGTTATATTTAAATCCTTCTTTATGTAAAGCTACTTGAATGTTTTTTACAACATCACTATATTCAAATGGATTATCATCCTGTGATTCAGTTCTTCCGCCACCAACATCTGATCCAACAATTCCACCAACATCACGAATCATGATAACAACTTGACCAGTTTCTTTTAAAGCTCTTTTAAACAATTCTGTATGCCCAGGATGCCAAGGCTGCCATCGACCTAGCATTTGTGTTGTTGGTTCCTGATGTTCAAACACTTGGAAAATCCTCTCTTAATACTTTTGCAAAGTTAATTATTTCTTCATCAGACATAAAAGATTTTACATGATAATTAACTTCTGCAGGTCTTTCAAATATTTTATTAGTATTATCAAATCGACCTTCTTCTATCGTGTCCATCCATATTGTAATATCAGCTAGAAATTGTTTACGCGTTTCTCCAGTAGGACAAACAAAATCACAAATAACAGTACGACCTCGAACTCCTTCAAACGTCGCGAGAGTATTCATTCTTTCAGCTTGTCTATTTCTACCAGATGGACTAAAGTCCCAATCATTAGCTTGCTCTCTAATCTTATCAGCATTATACCAAGCACTATTTAAATGAATTTGTAGCCGTTTAGCTAGGTGTGTTTTCCCTGCTCCCGGCAGTCCCATTATCAGGATCCGCATTTTCTTTAAAACTCCATGTTCCGTCGTTATGTTCTTCCCAAATTAATTCAGTACCAGCATCCCAACCCATTTGGTTAAGAATTTCTACTGGTAAATTGACTACTAATTCTCCATTTGAGTCTTCGCCAATATCAGCTTTCCACGTTTTCTGATTCATTTATTTTCCCTTTAGGTCTATTTAAAAAATCATGCTCAGGATTCTGACCATCAATGCCATTATTCATATACGCTACAAAGAATGAAGCATAGTTAATTATATCTATGCACGAATCTTCGAGTGATTCAAAGTTAGGATCATAATCTTTTGATTGTTCCATAGCTTCAAGAACAGATTGCATACGTAATACTTTAGCTTGCATTGTATCAAGAATAGTTGCGCAACCACGTGGATAATACATAGCTTGGCGTACGCGTGAATTAGGATTTTGATAGTCATTACCTTTTTTAGCTTGAATATCTGCAGCGCGTTTTAAAACTTTAAGTGATTCTTTCAATTGTCCAGTCCTTCCATTTTGTTGCGGCTTTACTTAAACGATATGACAGCTGTTCAGGCGTGATATCATAATCATTTAATATTGCCTCACGAGTATTATAAGTTATTCCTTCAATAATGTAAACCTTGTTTCCAACCCAATTAACCCAAGTAAGTCCCGCTGCTTTGTATGCTTGTCGAGGATGTTTCTTTGACAATTCTTCATCATTCTGATATGGTTTCAGAGCTTGATTTTCTATCTTCAAAGTAACAGCTACTCTACAACGAGACTTAATAAGATTAATTAAAAATTTATCGCTTTTGCCTTTACGAATTTGTTCTATGATTTTGATTGATGAATTTTTACGACCCCATATATGTTCCCATGTTGTGTCTCTACCTGGTCCAGGTTTTTGACTGTATTGGCACGATGGCGTACACATTCCATTAAAAATATTAGGTGCACCGAAGAGCCCATTTCCTAGTGAGAAAGTAATTACACCGTCAACTTCTTCACCAGTACCATATAATGGTTCAAGTTGTTTAGCTACTTTTAAGATTGCAGAGTATATTTCGTAGTGATTTTCTTTACTTTTACACATTGGTCCACCTTTAAGAGTTTCAATAGTAGTATGTAATTTAATCTTAATTATATACTACCATAGTTCTTCTCAATTGTACACAACTTTGTTTTGTTAAAAATCAACTACTTACGTTTTTTTCAACAGATTCTTTTTTACCACAATGCGGACAATAAAATTGAAATCTTTCGATACAAAGTTTATCTTCCATTGTCGCATATGTGAACCAGTTAGAACAACTAGTACAAGTCAAATGCCATATTATTTCTTTTTCTGCTTTTATCATCTTCTCTCTATATCATCTTCCACACACTGTTCGCCGTATTGTATTTCTACTATGTGTGCTGGAGTATCTCCTATGTTAGTAGTCTTGTGCCACCATTCAGGTCTTATTAAAAAATTTGTATGTGCTTGTAGGATTTGCATTTGCCAATCCCCATTAGGAAATTCTAAGTCAATTTGTATTTCACCTTCTAGTACATACCAATGTTCACTCCTATACTTGTGACGTTGATCACTTAAACTACAGCCAGGTTTAATAACAAGCTCTTTTACTTTTTGTCCAACTCTTGGCTGTTTATCGTCAAGTACTCGCCAATAACCCCAGTCACGTTCAGTCTTTTGTGTTTTCCATTCATCTAATATCCAACTAGAAGAATTTGTTTTATCACCACCAACACCAAAAACAAATTCTACGTCAGGATGATTTTTATATTTTAAAAACTCAGGAGTATTTTCATTATTTCTGTCTCCCCCATTAGCGAATACAACAGTGTCCATAGTGTCAGAAAGAATCTTGTCAATAGCGTTAATAGCACTATCATCACTATCATCGAACTCAACAATCCAATCAACAACTTTAAGTGCTTCAACAATAGCTACTCTTTCTTTATATGGTAAAAAGGCTTTCCCTTTTTTTCTTGATAACCATTCATCAGAATTTAATCCGACTACTAATCTATTACCTAATGCTTTAGCTTGAGTTAAGTAAGAAATATGGCCAGAGTGTATAGGATCAAATCCACCTGTGACTAATACAATTTTAGACATTTCTATAAGCGTACTCCAATGCTCTATCGGCTTCTACTTCTAACGGACGATTTCCATACCAGTTTCCAGTTTCAATATCTAGTTCTCTACATAAATCTGCCATCTGGTGTGCAGTTATTGGATATTGATTTTTCAAAGCATTTCCTGCTAAAGCAACCAAGATTTGATACATCTTATGATACCAACCAGTGTTACTTATTGTTTTATATTCTGACTCTAATCTACGAGGAAAGAATGGGCAATCTCTATATCCAGTCCAAGTGACGTCTGTATTTGTTAATTTAGATTTTTTATATTCTATTACTTGTTTTTGTAATTCTTCTGGCATACGATCTAAGAAAGAGGAATTTGATTTCTTTTCAACATAAGCGTGTTTTTGCATAAGTTTTAGTGGATCAATATATACGCCAGGATTAGTAAAGATAAAGTTGAAACTGCCAGCGTACGTACCAGGGATATAATACATTCGTGATAAATCTTTAGTTTGTTTATCACCAATGGATCCAAACTCGTGGTTGAGTGCGAACCAGAAATGTGGAAGGTTATTTGCTGCAACTCTTTGCGTAATTGGGAAGACCATACGAAACTTTGGAAAGTTTTCTCTAGAGCTAGCAGTAGAATAGCAGATAAAATGATACTCACCATATTTTTTTATTAGCTCCTCTTTTAGATCGCCATTAAATTGATGATCATCTACGTCAATTGCGCACCATCCACCCCAATCAACTACATTCTTATTAGCACGTGTTGAGTCTAATACATATGTAGCAGGTGAAATGAGTGATGCTTGTTTTTTATTACTATATTTAGTCTTTGACAATTTATAAAGAAAGTTTTCAAATTCCATAAAGGTTGAAAACTCCATCTTACGATGAGTCTTATTATCAAATATTGATTTGAATATAGTTAAGGTTGTTTCCATTATACCACCGTATCACTGGTGAACCAAAGGCTTAGTGCTACATGTATCATGATAGTCACCTGATTTGTAATAATCACGACTTGCTTCTTCCTTTATCATAATGCCATTTCGCATACGATAAGTAATAATTTCACGTCTGATTACACTTTCAGTGTCAGAATCAAATGCACTCTTAAAAGGACCTTCAGTCATTAGTTGACAATGCTTGGTATATCACCAACATTTCCCTCATGCGTGGGGCCTTGCCATCCGCTTGGTTTTAATAAATCAGGTAGACCAAAACGATTAGGACGACCAGGTTTTACACCAGGTTCTTTCGCCATATTAGCGTTATAGACTCTATCCCATGCTTCATTAGCATCTACTCCCATAACATCAAGAGTACCGATAGCAAATACACACATATCAATAAGGCCATCAACTACTTCCTCAGCGTCAGAATTATTAATAGCAGACAATGTTTCTTGATATTCTTCACCAATCATTAGCATACGAAACATAATATATTTTCGCATGAGATCTTTATCATCTTTATTTTTTTCGAACCACTCGCGTACTCCAAATTTATTATGCATCATATAGATGTCATTTACCCAGTCACTCATAATTTAAACTCCTTAATTTTTTCAAATGATCCTCTAATCGTAAACATATAATGATCATAGTCAGGTTGACTAAATTTATATGTGCCACATGGATGTGGAATTGTCATGTTTAAAAGTACTCCTAATTTTTCTTTTGGAATGTCCCATTTTTTCTCGTATTTTTCTAATACATTATTTACACAAATATCATAATGAAATCCACATACATAAATTCTATTTACGTTATTTGTCCAGTGATGGATATATCTATCATCGTCAATTACATCACTTAATTTGTGTATCACTTTATCATTTTTTCTGTCTATAGATTCCATTAATCCATATTTTTTATATTCTGGATAACCAGTGTAATGAAATACTTCACTAACATTTCTTATATAAGGTAACATTGTATTTATGTAATTACCAAATGTACGTGCTTCTGTTGTAATAAGTGCATGACTTATAGTGTCTTTATCAGGCCAAGTTTGCCATGCATCGACAATCACCACAACATTCTTGAAACGCATGATATATTATACCACACCTACATGTTCGTGTACAATAGAATTTTCTAATGCCCATAGCATTCTCTGTGTGTCTTTCCAATCTTTAACTTGAATAGAACTACATTTGTTATATTGTTCAAGAGCTTTTACTAGTGGAAAGTCATTTCCACCTAATTGCATTTTATCACCAAAGAAAACAATTGGTTTTTCAATCCATTCTACTACTTGACTTTTATCTGCGCCAGGCGGGACGATGTCAATTCCTGTTTCTCCAGCTACTTGTGCAGAAAGACCAAACGTATCTTCAAACACAGCAGCTATAAAGCTACGTTCATTTTTTTGTTCATCCCATTCTCTATACATTGCTCTTTCTTCAAGGTTGCAATTACGACCAACGATACTAAAATTAACCATACCAGGACGTTCTTCAATATGTTTACCAGTTTTACGATAAAAGCCTGACTCATCTAGCATTCCTTCTAACCATTCTCTTGCATCAGAAGGAAGCTTCCACTCATTAGCCCACGTTTGTTTACCCTTTTGCCACACGCTATTTCCTGCGCAATTAAAAGATGCTGTTACACTTTCACAAATTTCTTTTCCTAGTTGATCAAGTGTTTTTGCATAGTCACTACCTGTAACTAAATAACAATTATGCTTTTTAATAAAATTTAAAAAGAATTCTTTAAACTCAGTATCTATTTCTTGACGGCTGAGAGTTAACGTGCCGTCGACATCAAAAATATAATTCATACGAAAAAGTCCTCCAGGGTTGCTTCGTCTTTTAAAGACCAACCTACTGCATTTAGAATTGGCAAAATTGGTTCAATAAATGCTTTTTCAAATTGTAAGTCATAGTCAATGTATTTATGAAGATTAAATTCTGGCGGCAAATAGTCTGGAAATGAAACTACATTTTCACGTATTGGATTAGGTAATTTTAAATAAGAGTATTTAATCTTTTCACCACTTTTAATTTCACTATATTTTTTATCAAGCGCATGATCGCGAAGATAATGATTATATAGTAAAGAACCTCTTACATGAATAGGAGTGCCTCTACCGTAGATTGCTTTACGATCTTTCCATTTGTCTATTGCACTTACGCCACGAGGAAAAGAAACATGTTCAGCGGGCAAAGATTTAAAAGTAGATCTAAAATCATCTATGAATTTGCGAGTTTTTTGTTCATCACCAGTAACAATGATTTTAAATACTTCTTTAAATTTATCACGTACAACGGCTGGCGTTGATGATTTAATAGCTTCAATACCCATAATCTTAAGTTTTGGTTCAGCGTATTGTACACCTTCATTGTTATGTACATTTAATATGTATCGTTTCTTTGCAGTCCATATGCCACGATCAGCAATAACTTCTCTACCCATTTCCATACGAGGCGTGAAGGCATTCATTTTATTAAACAGTTTAGAATATTCAGCCGCGATGATTGGCTCAAAATGTTTACTGCAAAGTTTATCTAAATCTTGTACTGGATTCTTTAATTGCAATTTTTCAACTAAAGGACCCATGTTAATATAAACAGAATCAGTATCAATTGCAATAACATAATCTTTGTTAGTTTTTAGCAGTTTGGTCATTTCATTATTAACTGCTTTTTCTGCACGCTTAATACAAAGCTGTCCTGTAAGTGTTACAGATTCAGCTAAAGCATTATCGAAATATTTGAAGTATTGATTTGCTAGAGCGCCATAAAGAGAATTCAAAAGAATTTTAATTGCCATCTGATTATTTTCAAGTTGATTGATTTCAGATTCCAATTTAGAATTCTTTGACTTTTCGTATTCAGACTTAGCGGCCAACATTCGTTTTTTAATTAATGATCTTTCAGCATAATAGTCTACAATCAATTCTGGAATTATGCCTTGTCTTTCTTTACTAAATGCTACACCAGAAGCAGCAATAGAATAAGTATCATTAACTTTGTTATCATCTTTCATATAATTGTCTGGACCTTGAGCAAAACAAATGCGTGGATCTCTGATCATTGTTTCTGGAGAAATATTATATTCAACAATAATATTAGGATACAGGGAATTTAAGTCAAAGGAAACCACCCAATCATGTCCGCCGACCTGTGGATCCTTTACAAAGCCTCCAGCAATGGAATGAGACTTCCCTTTCTTTCTTGCTTCAGAACCAGGATTAGTCTTCGATGTTTCTGTTGCTCCAGCAATTTGATACCAACGAATTTGATCTATTTGTTTAAGCGGAGTAATAACATTTTTACTAAGCAATCTACGATAAATGATCGATTCCCATATGTTAGTTGTTCCAAATGTATCACTTAGATTTACACCACCTTTATATGCCATAGTTAAAGCTAAATCAATCAAACCCATTTTAGCATCAATGCGATCAACTAATTGAACATCTTTGATATTATAGTCAATGAATTTTTGATGGTCTTTTTTATACAATGTATATAAATTACCGTGTTCTTCATAAGATAATTTACGTTCACCAACTACAACATAACCGATATGATCTAATTTGTATGATTCCTGAGGGCCATATGAATATCCAAATTTAGTAAATAATTCTAAATAATCAGCTTGTTGTATTCCAACAATTTCATAAGCTGGAAGCTGGCGATTGGATCGATATACTGGACGATCATTAACCAGTCCCCAAGGAGAAAGTTTGTTTACTGCTTCTTGTGTACCAAGATTATGAATACGATTTACAATATAAGGAACGTCAAAGAAACGACAGTTCCAACCCGTGATTACATCAGGATAATTTTTAGTCCAATAATTTATGAACTTAACAAGTAATTCTTCTTCAGAATTGCAATGGTGATATTGAATAAGACTTCCATCTAGATCCAGTTCAGTTTTAGAAGGATCATAATTATCTAAACCCCAAACTTGAAATATAGATGATTTACTAGATTTTAAAGTAATTGCTGTAATAGGATGAGCTGCTGCTTCTGGAACAGGGAATCCATCATCTGAAGCTACCTCAATATCAAAGTTCACTATATTAATATGATTAGTGTTAAATTTAATGTCTGATGGAAACTTATCTGTAATGAATTGATGAATATAGTTCGTAGTACCATAAGCTTTAAAGCCATCCATTTCACCATGAAACGCCAACCATTCTTTAGCTTCTTTCATGCTATCACACGATCTAGGCTTTACATGTCCACCATCAAAGGAAACAAACTTAGTAGGAGTTTGAGACCGTGTATAAAGAGTTGGTTTAAATTTTTCTTTATATGAAATAGGTGCGCCACTATCATTATATCCACGATACATGATTGTGTTGCCATAACGATTCACAGACGTATAGAATGACAATAGAATACCTCCAGTTAGATTTATATTCTACCATATTTTTAGGGGTTTGTAAACCCCTTTTTTTATGATGATGTTATTATTTTTGTATGGGGTAGTTGTAATTGATCACATAATTCTTGGATATAATCTAAGTTGTTAGATGTGAAATGACATAAATGATTTCCACCGGCAGGTCCGTTTTGTTGGAATAGTGAAAGTACACAATTATGTTCTTTTGCGAATTTATTGATTTCTGATTTAGTTGAAGTGTAGGCGATATCCGATATAAGAATGTAAGTCATGTTGTTTTCTCCTTTTAACTAATATAGTCTATACTAAAAAAAGGGGTTTGTAAACCCCTTAAATGCATTTTATTGAATTTTTGTTTCGTTTAAAAACAACTACTTAA